TGTTCCAGACAGATCCTGTCGGGGCTGGTGCTGTTTGCCCAGCTGCCCATCTAGGTGCTTGATAACTGTATGATGCAAGATACTCAGGGGCACGATAAACTTGAGCAGTAATGCCTAGAGCTGTTAACAATGCGGCGCCAGCTGACGGGCCTGTTTCAATAGAAATTATTCCACCGTCGCTGGTTGAATTATCATTGGTAGCTGTTGAGTCAGCATAAAAATATAATTTTCCACTTACTGCGGCTGCTGTGACACCAGCAACACTTGCGGCATTGATAGCCTGTGCAAGTCCTGCAACTGTGTTGTCGGGCGCCGCTGGTACAAAAATTTCACTATCATTAACAAGCATACTTGCACTGGCGGTCAATGACGTTGGCGTGCCTGTGCCCTGAATTGTGGGCCAAGATGTTTTCCAAGCGTCGCTACCAACTTGCACCCAATCGTTATCGCTATTTTTATAATATCCCAACAGATGAGTGTTTGTTGCGCATGTGACTACTGCATAATCCCCTATACTACCAACAGTTGCCAATGGGGTTGGATTATTGTCTGGATCAACAACATCTGCAACATCATTAACAATAATAGGTGTGTTTACTGTAAATGTATTAGTTGTTTGATTGTATTCTTGAATACCCCAAACACTAGTAGAAGTATCTAACCAGTAGTCGCCATTGGCAGGAGATCCAGTTGGGCGAACCAAACTAGCAGTTAATTCAGTTAAGTCAATATCAACACGTTGTACATAGCAACGATTTGTGATGCCCAATGCTGAATAAGCAGCCAACAAGCCGTACTCGTTGAGTTCGTAGCCGTTGATTGGTGTACCAGTTGTGGTCTGATAGAAGAATGGCACGCCAAATGTGGCTGCCAAATCTCGTTGACTTGTGATTAGATAAGTCTTATTGGCATTGGCTGCCAATGTGCCGGCTGCAACGGTAACACCGTTAGAGCTTACTTTGTTCTGAGCAGTAGCGATTAAGAAATACGGTACTGTGTTAACAGCGGAAGGGATATATTGACTTTCGTCAATAACTGTTACTTCTACGCCTGGAGATACTAGAGCCATGATCAATTCCTTTTCAAGATACAATATTTATAGATAACTGCTAAAAAGGTACCGTTACGGTGCCCTTTGCCAAAGGTCCTATTGCTAAATACCGTATGAGACCCATTTGTCAAGCATGTAATCAACTGCTGTGTGCTGTTAACTATCATCGTAATGGTGTTGCACACTATCGCACTAGATGCGAGAGCTGTGCAAGAAAACGTCGTGGCTTGAAAAAAAGAATCCCACGGTGGGAGGCTGCAGGATTCAAAAAAAAGCTAGTATGTGACAAGTGCGGGTTCAAAGCCCGATACTCAAGTCAAATTCTAGTGTATCATGTCGACGGAGATCTAAATAACACTGGTGTTAAAAATCTAAAGTGTATCTGCCGCAACTGTGTGGAAGAAGTTGCCAAAAGTGTACTGCCTTGGAAGCCAGGGGACTTGAGCCCCGATTGTTAAACATTCCGGTAGTGTAATTTTTTTGAAATATAATTTTTTATTACATAAAATCTATCTGTAGTGAAATAAGGTTGATCGCTGAGTGCAGTCACGTGATCGGGTCTGCGATTAGTTGTTCCGGCTAACAACAACGGATTATATTTGTCTACTAGTTGTTGAGCAGTATCAGTATTAAGGTAAGGAGTTGTCCATTTAAACACATCAAACTGTTTCCCATCCAATATTTCGTATCCGTACTTTCCTGGATCTTTACTCATTTTACTAATGTTTTTAGTAAGGCCTTCGGGGTTTTTAATTCTCAATGTTGCCAATTTAGCGTACTCAGCAATGCCTGGATTAGCTAAAAACCACTCTATAGTTTCTCTAATGGTATCTTCGGTGTCGTGAGGTAATCCCACAATGATATTGATTTGTAATCTAAGTTCAGGGAATCGTTGTTTAAGTGCAATCAAAAAGTGTTTGAGTTTTTCAGGATCTGCGCCTTTGCCTACTGCTTTTCCACTGGCACGATTAAATGTTTCAATGCCAATGGTAAATGACTTCCATCCAATTTCTGGAATAAGATCTACTTGCTCAGGATTTGCTGCCAGAAGATCAACTCGACAATAACTCCAAAATTCAAAATCTATACCAGTTTCTTGTCGGATATCTCGAATCAAATACATTTTTTCCAAGCTGTCATTGAATGTATCGTCGACAAACATGAACTTTTTTACGCCAAATGTGTTGTATCTATACAGGATATCTTGTTTGATTTCTTCCTTGGATCGGATGTAAGTTCCAGGCTTTTTGCCCAAGTGATCAAACTCACAAAATGCACATTGAAAAATACAACCTCTGCCTATTTCAACTGGCAATACCCAGTCGTCTGTTACAAAATCTGAATCAGCATATTCTGTGGTTAAATTACTTAATATCTGAACTGCATAGTGTTTGTCAGCATCCACATACTTTTTATTATTGAATTGTGTATAAATTAGATCGTTACCTTGTACAATATGATTGTGTACAGCTAAAACTGCTAGATCTGAATATCCAGCACATATGATGTCAACATTCACCGGTAGGTGTTGGATTATTTCAGCATTGGGGCCTCCAACTACAATTGTGCCATGACGATTTTTTATGTAATCAATTAATAGAGCTTCGTCTTTGTTTAGCAACTCAGTCATAAACCCAGCATCTTTATTGTCAGTGGTCCATTTGTTGTTGCGAAAAGTGGCCTGGCCAGCAAATCTGTCTGAGTTGTATGTGGGAGGAAAAAATTTAGTACTAAATCCCCACCATTCAACTTCTGTGATAGTGTCCAAGTATGTTAGTAGTACAGACTGATCCCAGTGAGACAAAAAATCAATAACTTCTACTTCTACTCCATGTCTTCTTAATTCTGTGGCTATCCTATAGACCCCAAGTGATCTAATAGGAGGATTTGGACTGTCATTAAACAATACTATCAAACGGATTCCTTAAAGGAATATTTATACAACAGAGTAGACATCAATTCACGTGTGTTTCTGCGCAAGTCTTCTAGCCCGCCATTGTTGTCAATCACGTAATCTGCCATCCAGATTTCCAGACTCATGCTAGAGCGATCTTCCTGTGGCAAGTGATCACTACGGTCCACCCAGACAGCATAATCAAATACCCGAGTGTTACGCATGGCATGGAACTCACTCTTGTTTCTTAGTCCGCAGTAGATTGAATTTTCAGCAAAAATTTCCCTGCCCAGTCTAGCATAATCATCCTTGCAATAAGCATGAATCATGTCATACCACTCTGCTCGATGGTTGTGCCGATCTTCAAAGCATTGCTCGTACGTGGTGTATCCATATTTGATTTTGAGTTCATCGTAGATAAACTTTTCAGCACAAAAATCTGAACTAGAACGAAAGCTGTAGCCAAATTCTTCACGCAGAATATCACACACAGTATCTTTGCCGTGTCGAGCATTGCCAATGATCAGCAGTTTAGGAAGTGTCATTTTAAGGAGGTTACATTAAGATGATCTAGTGTGCGCTGTAGCATGCCAATTTGTCTGCGGCAGTCTTCTAGCGCATGGTGGCTGGTAGGTGGGATAGGCTGATCGGGCCATAGCGAGAATACAGTACGGCTGTCTCGCACCATGTAGTACTTCCAGGGCAGAGGCTTGTGATAGCTCTTGTAAGCATGCTCCAAGATGTTCATGTCGTATGTGGGACCTTGTGCCCAGATTCTGTTGGAGTGCCAAATCAGCCGACCTAGCCCGTCCAATGCCTGATCTAGCGGGATACGGTCCTGTTCGTTGAATGCTTCGTCCCGAACCACAGCAGGTTGTGTGGCCCACCAGTCAATTGTGCCTTGATCAATAGCACGGTCTTCTTGACTCTCTAGTGTGACTCTGGCATAGTAACTCTGGCCAGAATAGCCTTGCCCAAACGGGTCAAAGCTCTGTGCCGCAATAGTTAGTATTGTAGTGTCTGGGCCTGTTGCAAGCCCTTCTAAGTCGATCATCAAGTCCATGTGTTATTATAACACAATGCTTGTTGACCCGCAACAGATGGTTAACCGATTACCCAAGTAAGTGGTTGGCTGGCATCCACATAGTTCTTGAGCTGGTCTTCTAATGCAATAATGGCTTCTTTGGCTTCAGCTTTCATTGCGGCGCCATTCAGGGTACCACCGCCTTGTGGTCCTGCAATTGAACCAAACTTCTCACGTGCTTCACCAATGATCATCTTACAGTTGGCAACCATGTAGTCCTTGATCCACTGTTGGATTTGGAAATCTTGAAGCAAGTTGATTTCAGGTTTTAGATTGTATGTCCAAAGCAACACATTCTCGCCAGTGCCTCTTGGGTCACGAATCAATTGAATTTTCTTTGTTACTTGGTTGAACGTGTAGTTCATATAGCCACCAAACATACGTGCGGCCAGTTCAACATACTGTGAGTAGAAGTCGTATGTAGCAAGTCCGCCTGCTACGTTGAAGTTCATGAGATAAACATTCATACTGGCCTGAGAGAATGGATCAAAGTTACTGGCCTGGCCAGTAGCATCACCAAACTGTCTGCGGAATATCTGACGTACACTCACAACCTCTTGTGGCAACTGATAGATGTTAACATCTTTGACCAGTTCCATAAAGCTATAGCTTTCCTCATAGGCATTGCTGGCTCGCTGGCGGTAAGTGCCTAGTGTTTTTTGATACGCGGCTTCGTAGTGAGCAGGGTCCAACTCGAGATCAATAATCTGATCACCGAGTTGAAGCTTTACATATTCTATCATGTTTTGCTTGAGCATCTCAAGCGAGTTTTGTTGCTGTTCTGCCATTGGGGGACTCCGTCCCCTTTATTTACCAGCTTTTTAGAATGATCAAGTTCTCTGTACCACGTCCGTTAAACGGGGTTTCTGTAGTGGTCAAGTCCTTGTAGATCTTTCTTGCGGCCGGCTTGCCTGCGGCACCCATGGCTTTGAGTACCTCCGCTGGTTTACGTACAGTTTTTTGCTGGCTCTCAACTGTACTAAATCCAATAATAGCATTGCTCTTTACAGTAAATGCCTGTGCATGGCTGTCGGCAACAATATGGATTAGCTTGCGTTTTTTAGTGTCATACAACCAGGCTTCTGCCTTGTCCACTAAACTTGCGGCCGGTAAGCCTTTGAGCTTGAGCTCTGCAAAT